CCCGGACGCATCGGAGATCACGATCACCGACACCACCGGCGTCACCTACCGGCGCGGCGACACCAACGCGGCCGTGACTGCCGCGGGCTCGCCGTACACGGTCGACGAGGGCGTGGACCTCACCATCTACGCGGTCTCGAACGCGGGCTACTTCTTCGACAACAACGTCGAGGACGAGTGGACCTTCCGCGGCACCGCGGGCAGCTAGTTCGCTGAGCTGAACCATGGCGAGGTTCCACGGACGGGTCGGGTTCGGCGAGACCGTTGAGTCAAAGCCGGGCGTTCATACCGACGAAGTCGTGGAGCACATCTTCTATGGCGACGTTGTTCAAAATAGGAGAACTTTGCGACAAGGAGAGAATCTGAACAAGGATCTCTCTGTCGGCAATTCGATCAGCATCGTGGGTGATGCTTACGCACGTGAGCATTTCTTCGCCATAAGATACGTGGAATGGGCGGGGCAGCTTTGGACTGTGACTGACGTCGAAGTTCAAGCTCCCCGCCTTATTCTTCAGCTGGGGGAGGTGTACAATGGCCCAACCCCGGCTTGAGCTCCAAGCCCTTCTTGCGGCAATCACGGAGCACGTCTACTTCCAGCCTCCGGAGAACATCCAAATGCAGTACCCGTGCATTGTCTATTCACGGGATGGAACGTCTTCGGATCATGCGGACAACGAGCTGTATCGGTACGCCAAGCGGTACCAGGTCACGGTGATCGACCGAGATCCCGATACCGAGCTCGCAGATCATGTAGAAGCGTTGAAGTACAGCAGTTTCGAACGCTTCTTCCCGTCTGACGATCTCAACCACTACGTCTTCAGCGTCTACTTCTGAAAAGGAGCCCTACAGCATGACAGTCCTGCAGTGGGACCAGGTCGGAGAGCGTCTCTACGAGACCGGCGTCGACCACGGTGTCCTCTACCAGATCGACGAGGACGGCAACTTCGTTGACGGCGTGCCGTGGAACGGTCTCACGACCGTCACGGAGTCGCCTTCGGGTGCCGAGTCGAACAAGCAGTACGCGGACAACATCGTCTACGTGAACCTCATCTCGGCCGAGGAGTTCGGCGGCACGATCGAGGCTTTCACCTACCCGGACGAGTTCGGCCAGAACGACGGCTCGGATGAGCCCGCGGTGGGCGTGTTGGTCGGGCAGCAGGGACGTCGTCCCTTCGGCCTGGTTTACCGCTCGCTCGTCGGCAACGACACCGAGGGCACGGAGCACGGCTACAAGCTGCACCTCATCTACGGCGCGCAGGCCTCGCCGTCGGAGCGTGCGTACGCGACGGTCAACGACTCTCCCGAGGCGGCAGCGCTGTCGTGGGAGTTCTCGACCACGCCGGTCCCGGTGGCCGGGAAGAAGCCGACGTCGGTTCTGACCGTCGACTCGACCAAGTCCGATCCGGATTCCCTCCAGGAGCTCGAGGAGATCCTGTTCGGCACCGCCGATGACGATGCCCGTCTGCCCAGCCCCGACGAGGTCATCGCCATCTTCGGCGCAGGCCTGACCGAAGCGGACCTGACGGTCGCGGCCAACCAGCCGACGTTCGTCGAGGGCACCGGCGTCATCACCCTCCCGAACGTCACCGGCGTGCAGTGGAAGGTGAGCGGCCAGGACGCGGCTCCGGGGGCGCAGCCCGCCCTCAGCGCGGGCCAGTCCGCCACGGTTCGGGCCACGGCCCAGTCGGGCTACAACCTGGTCGGCGACGAGACCTGGAACTTCAAGCGTCCGTAGGTCTCATGATGTACGCGGTCGTGACTCCCAGGTAAGGGTCGCGGGGCGCAGCTGAGCATAGTGCCCTTTTACTCTCCGGGGCCGTCTTAGTTGTGGGAGAAAACGCAACCGGGCTACCGCGTGCAGACTAAAGATGAAAGGAGGCCAGGGAATGCTCGCCATTACAGTTGGAGGAACGCAGTCTTTCGACGACGAGAAACAGGAATTTGTCAACGAAGGCGGCGTCGAGCTCCAGCTGGAGCATTCCTTGGTTTCTCTTTCAAAATGGGAGTCAAAACACGAAAAGCCCTTTCTGGGCAAAGAATCTAAAACTTCGGAAGAAGTTCTGGACTACGTCAGTTGTATGCTTTTGACCCCAAATCCCCCGGGGGATTTTCTCGACAAGCTTTCTAAAGAGAACCTAGAAGCCGTAAACTCGTACATCGAAGCCAAGATGACGGCTACTTGGTTCTCAGATCAACCCGGAGCACCATCCTCTCGTGAAGTCATCACGGCGGAGCTTATTTACTACTGGATGACGGTGTTCAACATCCCGTTCGAATGCGAGGGGTGGCATTTGAACCGGCTGTTTACTCTCATCCGGATCTGCAACATCAAGCAGTCCAAGCCGAAGAAGATGAGCCGCGCTGAGATCGCTTCACGTAACCGAGAACTCAACGCCCGGCGTAAACAACAGCTGGGCACGAAGGGTTAGAAGGGAGGTGATAAATTGGTCACAGCACGATTCGTCGTGGGCAGGCATACCCCGATGGGGAATCCTGAAGAGCCTTGGGCCGTCGAGGTCGAGATGACTCCCGACTATAGCCAGGGTAAGAACGAGGAATGGAAGGCGGCTTCGCCTAGCGGCGTCTTCCGCATCTCGATCGATCCCAGCAAGACCAAGGCATTGGATCAGCTGCCGATCGGGCAATCGCTCGAGATTCAGATGATTCCTCTCGACGAGTAATCCCACAGAGGTCGTGGCTGAGTGTAAGGGTGTCCGGAGCCAGCCAAGACCTTTCAAACCTAGAAAGGAGGCCGCATGACCGCACTTGAGTGGGACAAGGTAGGCGATCGTCGGTACCAGACCGGCATCGATCGCGGCGTCCTATATCTTCGTGATGGAGAAGTCGTTCCCTGGAACGGGTTGACTTCGGTCAACGAGATCAAGGGTCGCGAGGTCAAGTCGTATTACCTCGACGGGGTCAAGTATCTCGATCATCATGTCCCGGGTTCGTACGCTGCGAGTTTGTCGGCGTTCACTTACCCGGATGAACTCGAAGCTCTCCTCGGGACTCCGCAATATGCCCCGGGGGTATTTTTGCATGATCAGTCGGCAAAGACGTTCCACTTGAGTTATCGGACTCTTGTCGGCAACGACACCGAGGGCACGGAGCACGGCTACAAGCTTCATATTGTCTACAACGTCTTGGCCGTACAAAACGACACGACTTTTTCGTCGCTAAGCGACGACGTCGGTGTCGAACCGTTCGCCTTCAGTCTGACGGGAACTCCGGCGCCGATGTTCGGAATCCGCCCCACGAGTCATATTTCGCTTGACTCTCGACTGATCGACGAAGTGTTGCTCACCAACATCGAGGAGACCATCTACGGGACGGAGGAGACTGATCCCGTGCTTCCCGATATTGTCGCTCTGTTGGCGATGGTGCCAGCATGAGTCGGCTTGTCCTAGCGGGTCTCGGTGGCCCGATCCCGACCATATCCTTGCCGGATCCGAACGCTTCCGGTGATCGACCCACTCTTGAATTACTCCTCGAGGACGGGGTACCGTTCGAGAAGGTGGCATATACCAGCCTCGGTTACACCCACTACGAGGTTTGGTGCATCGGTGGTTCCGGTGGTCTCGGGGGTGGCGTGGGGGCTCAGGTTGTGTTTCCGCAGGCAAATACCTACGAGGTAGCGTCTCCGGAGCATTGGGCTCAGCATTTGGCCAATCTGGCCTACTGGGATACGCAGCTGAGTCCGCCTAAAAACTTCTACACCGACTTCTACGCCATCGTCTATATTCCGGGCAATCCCAACTATCCAGTTGGTGGCGTTCCGGGAGTGGACTACGGGTGGCCTTACACCCATGCGCAGTACGTCGAGTACTACAACCCCACCCATCTGCTTCCGGTTTATACGTACATGACACCGTACATGAAGTCGAGCCCGAGCGCCATCGGTGGCGGAGGCGGTGGCGGAGGACTTCACGTGTTTGGTGGCGAACTGGAAGAGCTCCCAGATACGGTCCCCGTACAAGTGGGACAAGCCGGAGCAGATGCTGGTTACGGGCAGGGGCAAGTCAATGGTCCACTGACTCCTTCTCCATACCAGTCATATATACCAGACTGGCAGGAACGCTACCCCGAGCCTCATCCCAGCTTCTATCCTCCTGCCCCGGGAGGAGACGGAGAAGCTTCGTTCTTCGGCGATATTTGTCGAGCGTCCGGAGGCAAGGGCGGCAATCCCGGTAAAAAGTGGGTGGGAGCCGTCTTTGTGGACGATGGAGTCGGAGGCGCTGGTGGAGTCGGCGACCGGCTCGAAGTTGGAGGTGGAGCTGCAGGTAGTAATAGTGCTGCAGCCAATGGGGTGGACGGTACCTGGGACGGAACCATTGGGCAAGGTGGTGGTGGTGGTCATGGGGGTAAGTACACTCCTGGAACCGGACATTCGGGTGCCCCAACAACTCCATCTTCGACAGTTCCTGCCACCAATGGCGGAAAGGGTGCGTTCTCCTATATCGACACGACGGTGTACGGGAAGGGTCAGGCCAAATCCGCTTATGTCGAAGAAAACCGAAGGTATAACCTCGATACCGGGGAGCTCATCGAAGTAACTTACGTCACGAGTCCGCATCCGGTAGTTCCGGGCGGAGGCGGAGGAGCGAGAGCCAAGCGTAAGCTGCCGTATGGCTCAGATGCTCAGGGATATTCACAGAACGGCGTCGTGCTGCTCCGGCTTATCAAACTCGATACTTGAAAGGAGGAGTCGTGGGAATGATCAAGGTGACTTCTCGCGGCTCCTTCGCTCAATCGCTGGCATTTTTGCAGCGTATGAAGAACCGAGAGCAGTTCAAGGTGTTGTACAAGTACGGAACTATTGGCGTAACCGCGCTCAAAGGGGCTACGCCGGTGGATTCGGCCTTGACGGCTGAGTCGTGGTATTACGAGATTGTCGACAAGCCGGGATATTTCGCCATTCACTGGTACAACTCCCATGTAGAGGACCCAGGGAGGATCTCCATCGCTGCGATATTGCAGTATGGCCACGCCACTCGTAACGGTGGTTGGGTCGAAGGGCGTGACTACATCAACCCAGCCATGCGGCCGATATTTGACCAAATGGTGAACGACATGTGGAGGGAGGTGACTAGGTAGTGCCGAGCATCGACGAACGCGTCGTCTCAATGGCGTTTGAGAACCAGGTTTTCGAACAGCGTGTCGCGCAGACCATGACGACGCTGAGCAAGCTCGATGTAGCGATCAAGAGCATCGGTTCGACCCAGGGCCTCTCAAATATCGAAGCGGCGGCCAACAAGATCACGCTGCAACAACCCATGTCGGCGCTGGACAAGCTCAAGGCCAGGCTCAGCGGAGCGGGCCAGGGGGCTGCACAGGGGTTCAGTGATATTGAGCGGGCAGCCAGTAAGGTCGGGTTGGAAGGTCCTTCCAGTGCGATCGATAAGCTCAAGGCTAAGTTCGCTCAGCTCAGCGCGGGATCCACCTTCAGCGATATCGAGAAGGCTTCGAACCAGGTCGAGATGCGTGGCCTGACCTCGGCTCTGGACTCTGTCACCGCCAAGTTCAGCATGCTGCAGGGGGTCGCCACCGTCGCACTGGGTGGCATCGCTGCTCAGGCGGCGACGAAGGGTGCCGCGTTCGCCAAGTCGTTCGCCTTCGGTCCGCTCTCCGAGGGCTTCAACGAGTACAAGACCAATCTCAGCTCGATTCAGACGATCCTCGCCAACACCGAGGGTCAGCAGGTCTCAGGTCTGGATGCGGTCAAGAAGCATCTGGAAGAGCTGAACACATATTCGGACCAGACGATCTACAACTTCTCCGAAATGGCGAAGAACATCGGCACCTTCACAGCCGCCGGTGTGGATCTCGAAACTTCAACCCAGTCGATCAAGGGTATTGCCAACCTTGCGGCGTTGTCTGGCTCGAATTCACAGCAGGCCTCCACAGCCATGTATCAGCTGTCTCAGGCCATCGCCGCGGGTCGTGTGGGTCTTCAGGACTGGAACTCGGTGGTCAACGCCGGTATGGGTGGCGCCGTCTTCCAGAAGGCTCTCATGCGTACGGCCGAGACCATGGGGTCGATCGAGAAGGGTGCCGTCAAGATCGACAAGGCCACCGGCAAGGCCACGATCAACGGTGAGAATTTCCGCAACTCCATCATGGCCAAGCCGGGAGAAGAGTCCTGGCTGACGTCCGAGGTTCTGACGACCACGCTCAAGAACTTCACGGGCGACATGAAGGAAGCGGACCTGATCGCTCAGGGCTTCACCAAGACCCAAGCTGCGGCGATCATGCAGCAGGCCAAGACAGCCAAGGCTGCGGCCACCGAGGTCAAGAACATCTCGCAGGTCTGGGATATTGCTCGAGAGACAATCGGCTCAGGCTGGGGGAAGACGTTCCAGCTTGTTTTCGGTGACTTCGAGCAGGCCAAGAAGACGTTCACCGAGCTGTCGAACTTCATCAACGGGTTCATCAACAAGACGTCGGATGCCCGTAACGCCGTCCTCAAGGAGTGGTCGGACTTCGGAGGTCGTGAAGCGCTGATCGACGGAGTCAAGGGCGCATTCGAAGCTCTGTTTGCCGTCCTCAAGCCGATCAAGGAAGCGTTCCAAGATATTTTCCCGGCCAAGAGTGGCGAACAACTCGCGGAGATGACGCACAACTTCGCGATGTTCATGATCCAACTCATGCCCGCCGCGGACACGATCGAGAACATTCGGCGGACGGCTTCCGGATTCTTCGCGGTCATGCACATCGGCTGGGAGATCGTCAAGGGTCTGGTCGGAGTCATATTCGACCTCCTTGGGGTAGTCGGAAAGGGTTCCGGAGGCTTCCTGGAGTTCACCGGAGGCATCGGTGATTTCCTGGTGTCGATCGACGATGCGCTCACCAAGGGTGGGTTGCTCAAGGGCTTCTTCTCAGGTCTTACTTCTGTTCTTTCGGCACCGTTGACAGTGCTGCGGAATATCGGTGAGGCTATCGCCAAGCTGTTCGGCGGTGGGGAAGATACTCGAACGTTGATGGAGAAGCGAAGCGAACTTCTGCGGTTCGGCGAAGCCCTTACTCCGCTCGAGCGATTCATCAACAAGGTCAAGGATGCTTGGGCCGATTTCCTCGACGTGTTCGAGAAGGGCAAAGCGATCGTCGAGCCTTGGCTCTCTCAAATCGCCGATAAGCTCTCGGGAGTTGGCGATATTCTGGCCGACGCGTTCCGAGATCTGGATTTCGAGAAGGTCATGTCGGGTCTCCAGACTGGCTTCATTGCTGGCATATTCCTGGTGCTGAAGAAGGCACTGGGTAAGGGTGGACCCATATCCGAGATCACAGGTAGTCTCGGAGGGCTCAACGACCTGCTCGGTGGGTTCACAGGCAATCTCGAAGCCATGCAGAAGAAGATCCACGCCGAAGCGATCCTGGCGATTGCCGGAGCTGTCGCGGTCTTGGCCGCTGGCATATTCGTGTTGTCCACGATCGACGGCGAAGATCTGTCGAAGGCCATGACGGCTGTGGCTATCGGTCTCGGCGAGCTCATGGGTGCTATGAAGTTGATGACATCCGGTATGGGGCTTCTGGGAGTCCTGCAGCTTCCGGTCATCGCGGCCGGTTTGATCGGTTTGTCTATTGCCGTTCTCCTTCTCTCGGGGGCGATGAAAGTATTCGCCACCATGAGTTGGGAAGATATCGGCAAAGGTCTGGTTGGCGTTGGCGGCGGTCTGGCGGCAATTGCCGCGGGCATGCTGTTGATGCCTCCGACGCTTCCGGTCACCGCAGCAGGCTTGATCCTGATCGGCGTGGCGCTCAATCTCATCGCGGCAGCCATCGCGCAGTTCGCTCAGCTGTCGTGGGAAGAGATCGGCAAGGGGTTGTTCACCCTGGTCGATGCTCTGGGGGGAATCGCTCTCGGTGTCAGCATGATGCCTCCGAATCTCCCGGTTACCGCCGCGGGTCTTATTCTCGTGGGAATCGCCTTGTCGTTCATCGGTGGCGCGATTCGGAAGATGGGGGAGCTGGACTTCCTCACGATCATCAAGGGGCTCGGCGCGATGATGATCGCCCTCACGGGCATCGGAATCGCCATGTGGCTGATGCCACCAAATATGATCGCGATTGGCGCTGGGTTGCTCATCGTGGGCGCGGCACTCAACGCGATCGGTACGGCCCTCGCCATCATGGGCGGTATCAGCATCTGGGGCCTGATCAAGGGTCTCAGTGCTCTGGCCGCTTCACTGATAATCCTCGCGATTGGTCTGACCCTCATGTCCGGCACGCTGGCTGGTGCTGCGGCGCTGGGGGCAGCTGCGGTGGCCTTGGCCATCTTGGCTCCGACTTTGGCGTTCCTCGGAACGCTGAAGTTCTCGACCATATTCAAGGGCTTGGCAGCCATTGCCCTGTCCCTGGGGACGCTCGCCCTGGTGGGTGCGCTGGCCGCCGCTCCGCTCAGTGCTCTGGGCGTAGCCTTGCTTCCGTTGGCCGCGGTGTTCGTGATCACCGCGGGAGCCGTATTCCTGTTCGCCAAGGCGTTGTCACTGCTGGGTAGCGATGGTGGAAAGGGCGTGGCCGTCATGGTCACGGCGCTGACTGCCTTTGTCGCGCTTATTCCGACGCTCGTTGTGGACTTCGTCAAGGGTCTTCTGAGCATCGTGGATCAGCTGACGGTGCTAGCACCAAAGATCATCGCAGCGTTGGGCGTGATATTGGAGGCGGTCATCGCCTTCGTCACCGAGAACGCGGTGAAACTGGCCGTGGCCATCGGGCTTCTGGTGGACTCGATCATCATGGTGCTGCTGGAGAACGCACCTAAGCTCATATCGGCAGGCGCCAAGCTGTTGATGGATATTCTCACCGGAGTATCCAACAACATGCCCGCCATCATCGTCAAGGTGACAGACATCATCACCAAGTTCCTTACGGGCTTGGCGGCTCAGGCGCCTCGGCTCTCCAAGGCCGGTGCTGATCTATTGGTCGCGTTCCTCAGCGGGTTGTCGGCCAACTTGGGTCGAGTTGTCGAATCGGTGGGCAAGGTTGTTACCGCATTTCTCGGTGCGGTGACTCGTCAGATCCCCAAGGTCGTGGCCGCAGGTACGTCCATGATCGTCAGGTTCCTGAACTCGATAGCGGGATCCGTGCCTCGTTTCATCGCGGCCGGTGTCCGCATCATCACGAGCTTCATGCAAGGTATTGGTGAGTCGATCCCGAAGCTAGTCAAGAAGGGTCTCTGGCTCGCCGAGAAGTTCCTCAAGGGAATCAAGGACGGACTGCTCGGACTCGCGCAACTCGGGTTCGATGCGGTGATCGACTTCATGAACGGCATCGCTGAGGCCATCCGGAAGAATACCAAGCCGCTGTTGGAGGCGGGTGCGAATATTCTGGACGCTTTGATCGACGGTATGGTCGAAGCAGCTGGACCGGCGGCTGGTGCGCTCAAGAAGGCGATCGATATTCTCTTCAGTCTCATTCCTGGGTGGGCCAAGAAGATCCTCGGCATCAAGTCTCCGTCGAAGGTGTTCATGGAAATCGGTAAGTTCACGATGCTCGGCTTTGCCAAGGGCGTCCAGGACAACCAGAAGGAAGTCAAGAAGGCAGCCGGTGGTTCCGCAGAAGCCATGATCAAGCAGATCAGGGATATTCTCGGTATTCGTTCGCCGTCCACGGTGATGGAGGAGATCGGTCAAGACACCATGAAGGGGTTCGCTCAAGGACTCCGAGGTGGACAAGCCGATGTCAATCGTGCGTTCAAGGAGATGCACGCCAAGCTCACCGAAGCGCAGAAGGGTGCGCGCAAAGCGATCCAGGACAACCAGAAGATCCTCGACGAAGAGCGGTCGAAGGCTCAGCCTGACTACGAGGCTATCCAAGCTGCGGAAGCAGCCATTGCCAGGAACGAGCAAGTTCTGCGTCGAACCACACAGGCGCATATTTCTCTCGTGGGGAGTATGGTGCTCCAGAAGGGGCAACTCCTCAAGCTCAAGGATGACTTCGATGCGGTCACCAAAAAGCTCGACAAGGCCAAGACCGCGCTCAACGAGATCACCCAAGCTCGCGAGAACGCTCGGAAGTCTCTCACCGACAAGTACAGCACTACCCCCACCATCGACGACGAGGCCGAGAACAAGGTCCAGGCCTACGTCACTGCTCTCGAGACGCAGATCACAGCGACGAAGGAATACACCGAGACGCTTGCCAAGCTGCGAGAGCTCGGGCTCGACGACACCACTTACCAGAAGCTCCTCGACGAGGGGTTGGCTGGTGCGGAGTTCGCCGAGCAGTTGCTGGGCGGTGGCAAGGCGGCAGTGGACAGCGTGAACCAGTTGGATGCCGAGCTGTTGGCGGCGTCGACCACGTTGGCCAACAACGCTGCTGCCGCGCTCTACGACGCGGGAGTCAAGGCGGCTCAGGGTCTCGTCCAGGGACTCAAGTCCGAACGGCAGAACCTCAAGGCAGAGATGGATTTCCTCGCCAAGATGATGGTTGGTGCCATCCGGCGCCAGCTCAAGATGAAGTCACCGTCGCAGATATTTGTCGAGATCGGCCGTCTCACGATGGAAGGTCTGGTCAAGGGTCTCAGCGCCGGAGGCGAGGCTGCCAAGACGACGATGGCGAACACTGCAGACAACCTGGTGGACGCCACCAAGAGTGCGCTGGCGAAGGTGCCCAGCATGATGAGCGGAATCATCGACATGGATCCCACGATCACTCCGGTCCTGGATCTGTCCAGCGTCGAGAAGGATGCCCAGAAGTTGGGCGACCTGACCAACGTGGTTCCGATATCTGCCGCGGCTTCCTATGGACAGGCCACCGCCGTGTCCCAGGAGGTCTCCGCCACGCAACGAGCGGGCGAAGAGGCAGCCGCTGCCGCTGGAGTTGCGTTCAGCTTCGAGCAGAACAACTACTCACCGGAAGCACTGTCGGACGTCGAGATCTACCGCCAGACCAACAACCAGCTCTCCCAGCTCAAGGGCGTGCTGGGGTTGGCGTCCTAGAAAACCAAAGCCTTGGCCGGGTCCTGTAGGGGACAGCGCC